CTAACTAATCTTGAAAGAGATGTAGGTCAATTATCAAAAAATATTACAGATATTAACACAAGATTATCTTCTGCAGAAGCTACATGGCAAATGGCAGAAAATTTATACAGAACTTTAGCTGATCAAGTTAGAGAACACACTTACGATATAAAAGATTTAAACAGAGAAATTAATTATTAAGGATTTATGCAACATGGAGAACGCCAGGATGAATTATTATTTTACAGGTCTTCTTATATTGATGATGACAATTTTAGCTTTCTGTACAACTCCAGCATATCCTAGAAATGATTATCTTAATAATGGTACTAACACTTGTAGCACTGGTGATCTTAGCGTATCAGTCGAACAAAGAGATTCTGAAAATAGCTATAGACATTTCAATTCCGATAATAATTATACTAGTCCTTCTGAAGATAAATCAATACGTTTAACTTACAGAAAATACTTAGGTTCAGCTTGCACTGATGAATTTAAGGAAATACAGCAAGAAAATATGGAGTTAAAACAACAGCTAGAATTAATGAAAATGTGTGGAAAAGTTAATAGAAATCCCACTTTAAAATCTAATCCTAACTTCCAATTGCTAGTTAGTAAATGCTCTGGTATAATCATTAATG